TTGATAAATTTAGTTTTAAAACAGTTAGTGAATATTGTGGTACATCAGTTGATGCTGGTAATGGTGATGGATCTACAGAGCCAAGATTTAGCTGCAATATAAATATTACGCAGCAACAAGAGGCATACACATTGATAAATTCTCTTTGTTCTGTAATGAGAGTGATGCCTTTTTATTCGGCTGGTGGAATTGCAATATCACAAGATGCGCCAAAAGATCCAAGTTATATTTTTACAAATGCAAATGTTACTGAAGTAGGGTTTTTATATGCTGGTTCAAGTTTAAAAACAAGACACACAGTAATAAATGTTAGTTATTTTGACATGACAACTCAAGAAGTTGATGTTGAAACTGTCGAGGCTGATTCTGCAACTCAAACAAAATATGGAGTAGTTGTTAAAAATATAAAAGCTTTTGCTACAACTAGTCGTAATCAGGCAAGAAGATTAGGCCGTTGGTTTTTATATAATGAGCAAAATGCTGGTGAAACTTGTTCATTCTCAACAACTGCTGCTGCTGGTGCATTAGTGCGCTGTGGTGATGTTATTGAAATATCTGACAGGTTAAAAGCTGGTGTGAGGCGTGGAGGCTTGCTTAAAAGCGTTACGAGTACGACAGTTGTTGTATTAGATGATTCAGCAAACACAGATATTCCTAGTCTTGGAGATAGCCCAACAATTTCTATTATTTTGCCAGACGGCTCATTAGAAGAAAAAACAATAAGTGGTATCTCTGGGACAACAATTACTGTATCTTCTGCCTTCAGTGCAGCCCCAAATGAACACGCACCTTATATTTTGGAAACTTCTAATTTGCAAACAAGCACATGGAGGGTTGTTTCTGTTAAGGAAAATGAAGATAAAACTTTTGCAATTACGGCTTTATCTCATAATTCTGCTAAATATGCTTTTGTTGAAGATGGCACAACAATGCCAACAAGGACTATTAATACGCTTACAACTATTTTAAATAAACCAGAAGGCTTAACAGTTACTGAAAAAATTGTAGAAATTAACAACAAAGCTGTAAGTAAATTAATTCTTGATTGGCAAACGCAGTCTGGGGCAACAAAATATGAAGTTCAATATAGTTATGAGAATGGCGATTTTAAAAAGATTGATACATTATCAAGTGATGCAGAGATATTTAATACTGAAGCTGGCGAATATAAAATAAGAGTATTCAGCTTTAATGGTTTAGGTCAGCCATCAAGAGAACCCGTCGAAAAAACTTTTAATGCTGTTGGTAAGACCTCTCCTCCTTCTGATATTACAAATCTCACATATGAAGTGGTAGATGATAAAAATATTAAATTAAGATGGGACGCTGTTGCAGATGCAGACGTTCGTGCAGGGGGACGTATTCATATCAGGCATTCTCCCAAGACTGATGGAACAGGAACTTTTCAAGATGCGACTGATCTTGTTTTTGGTTTAAGTGGAGCAAGCACAGAAAAGGTCGTGAGTTTACTTGAGGGAGAGTATATTCTTAAGACACAAGATGATGGAGACCGCTTCAGCACAGGCGAAACATCTATTGTAATAGATTTACCAGATGCACAACCAAAACTACTTGTACAAGCCAGAAGGGAAGATCAGGACAGCCCTGCATTTCAAGGGTCTAAGACAAATGTTGGTTATGATGCTGGTTCAAATACAATAAGTCTTGCTGGAGTAGGTAATTTTGATGATAGTACAGATATTGACTCAGAAAACTCTATTGATGATATTGGTGGGGTAGCGTCTACAGGAACATATTTATTTAATGAAACTTTAGATTTAGGTGCTGTCTTTACTCTTGATCTTAGGAAATTATTGCAATCTGATTCTGTTTATTCAACAGATTTATTTGATTCAATTGCTGATTTAGATGTAAGACAAGATTTTGATGGAACAGCAAGTGTCGATACTAATGCGGAACTTTTTGTTCAATACTCACAAGATGGAACTAATTATAATAATTTTCAAAAATTTGCTAATGGAGAATTTAAAGGTAGAACATTTAAATTTAAAACTGTATTAACAACAAACGACACAAACCAAGATATAAGAGTTTCGCAACTGGGTTATTTTGCTGAATTTAAACAAAGAACAGAGGTCGGGTCAAAGACTTCTAGTGGTAACACACCAGTGAGTTATGACCATACTTTCTTTACTGGAACTTCAGCACTATTGGGAGCAAATTCAAATTTACCAAGTATTGGAATTACAGCTTTTGATATGCAAAGCGGTGACTTTTATGAAATAACAAACCGAACTGGTGATGGATTTGAAATACATTTCAAAAATAGCTCTGGAGCATCTGTTGCAAGAAATTTTAATTATACGGCTATCGGTTTTGGTAAAGGGTAAAATTTAGGATATACTTAGAAAAAAAGTTGGTTTGCTATGGCAAGAGTCGATAATACGGGCGGTTCAGGTTTCACTTGCGATAATGGAACAGGTCTCGTTGTGAGAACGAAGCTTAACCAAATAGTTGCAGCTTTATCTACATTAAATCAAGGCTCTGGTGATCCTACAATCGGTGTTGCAGCTTATGTTCCTCACATTGATGGTAATACCTTAAAAATAAGAAATGCAGCTAATAATGCCTTTGTCAGTTTGGGTGATGTCAGTGCAACAAACTTTGGTCACGCTGGATTATCGGCAGCTAATACTTTTACTTCAACAAATATATTCCAAGATGATGTAACTTTTGATGGTGCTACTGCTGGAAGAGATGTTGTTTTTGATAGGTCAGAAAATGCACTTGAATTTGCTGATAGTGCAGAGGCAAGATTTGGTACAGGCGATGATCTAAAAATTTATCATAATGGAACAGACTCAAATATTCTTGGTTCTTTTGGTGATCTATACATACAGAATACTGGATCAGATGCAGATGATATTAATATAAGAGCGCAAGATGATATCAACCTTCAAGTTGATAATGGGGAGGCAGGAATAGATATCATTGGTGGTGGATCCGTAATTTTATATCATCATAATATAAAAAAAATAGAAACTGTTAGTGGTGGTATAAGTCTTACAGGAGGAGCCGCAGCAAATATACAAGCAGTTAATTCTTCATCAAATACAACTACTTTAGATTTTGCAACTGCCTGTCATTTTGTGATAGGTACTGGGTCACCTGTCGTTCTTGGTGAAAATACAACTATAGCAGCACCATCAAACCAAGCAGTAGGTCAATCAGGTTCGATATTTATAAAGCAAGATAGTACAGGATCACGTGTGGTTTCATTTAATACAGCATTTAAGTTTGCAGGAGGTTCTCCTCCAACCCTTTCAACGGCAGGAGGATCAGTTGATCGTATTGACTATGTTGTCTTTGCATCTGGGGATATTCATTGCGCAACCTCATTAGATGTCAAGAGAAGTTAAATGGGTTTTTATGACACAATTAGAATGGGTACATCTGCAGCAGCTGGGGGAGCCAGCTATTCTGTCGATCGTAGTTTAAGGTTCAATAAACCTGATGAGCCTTACTTAACAAGAGCCGTATCTAGCACAGGAAATCAAAAAGTCTGGACATTTAGTGCTTGGATAAAAAGAGCAATAATTGACGATAATGCGCATTATATTTATTCTGCTAATGATGGCAATTCTGCTTATTTTGCTTTATATTTTCAATATAGTGAGCTTTATAGTTATTTCGACCCCGGAAATAATTATGGGTCTTTAAATGGTAGAAAATTTAGAGATGTTGGTTCTTGGTTTCATCTAGTACATCAAGTTGATGCAATAAATACAACTCATAAAATATGGATTAATGGTGAAGAATTAACATTAAATTCAAGTCGTAATCCCGGAAATAATAATTATCCTATGAATCAATCTGGTATAACTCAATATCTTGGGACTGCTTCATGGTGGACATCGCAAGCAACTGATATATATCTTGCCGAGGTGCATTATTCTGATGGCAATAAATATGTAGCGAGTGATTTTGCTGAAACTGATGCAACAACTGGTCAATGGGTTCCAAAATCCCCATCTATTACATATGGGACCAATGGATTTTATTTGAATTTTTCTGATAACTCTGCTGCAACAGCAACCACACTTGGCAAAGATTCATCTGGTAACGGCAATAACTTTACTCCAAATAATATTTCTGTTAGTTCTGGATTAGGTAATGATTGCATGAAAGATAGTCCTACAAATAATTTTGCAACTTTTAACTCGACTTTTGAGGCCGCTTCAAATTCATCTTACAAAAATGGGAATCTAGAGTTTTCAACTTCATCAACAGGGCAAAAACTAGCTAGATCAACTTTTGCACATGATTCTGGTAAATGGTATGCCGAATTTAGATTAGACAGTTACTCATCTGCAAGTGGTTCTTATCCTTATATAGGGGTATCTCCAGCGAATGTAGCCGACCCATCTAATGACCATAACACTTGGGTGGGTTATATAGGAACTGCTGTAAATACTGCTGGAACTGCCTACAAAGATGGGAGTACAATAAGCGGTGGATTTTCTTATGCTGCTGGAGATATTATTGGAATGGCAATGGATGTCGATAATTTATTAGTTTATTTCTATAAAAACGGCACTATACAAAATAGTGGAACTGGTTATGCTTTAACATCTAATACTGAAAAAGGTTATCAATTTACTGTTTCGTTTTATGCTAGTAGTGGAACGTGGGCTGCTAATTTTGGTGGTATTGGTATTGGCAGTAATGCAGATGAAAATGGGCATGGGAATTTCACTTATGCAGTTCCTTCGGGCTATTTAGCAGAATGTTCAGCAAATTTATCCGACCCAACAATACTGCTACCTAATGAACATTTTAATACTTTGCTTTATACAGGTAATTCTACAGACGCACGAGCAATAACTGGAGTTGGGTTTGCTCCTGATTTAGTGTGGATTAAGAATAGGGCTGATACTGATTGGCATAATTTGTATGATACAGTAAGAGGTGCTGGGAAAAGGATTGCAGCTAATAGTACTTCGGCTGAATATAATTCAACTGACCACATGGATTCAATCGATTCTGATGGTTTTACATTAAAAGATGGTGATAATACAAACCAAAATGGTGAAGGTTATGTTGCATGGAACTGGAAAGCAGGAGGGACAGCTTCTTCAAATAGTGATGGAACTATAACGTCATCCGTATCTGCTAATACGACAGCAGGGTTTTCTATCGTTACTTACACAGGTAATGGGACAGCAGATGCTACTGTCGGGCATGGATTAGGAGTTGCCCCAGAAGCTGTAATTGTAAAGAAGAGAAGCGGAACAGACAACTGGCAAGTTTATTGGATTGGTGCTGGCACAGAAAGAAATGGATATTTAAGTCTTAGTAATGCTTTTAACACACCAGCCCAGACAGACATCTGGGGAACTAATGTTCCTACTTCAACAAAATTCTATGTAGGAACTGATACTGCTACAAATGCTTCTGGAAGCACATATGTGGCTTATGTATTTAGCGGAGTAGAAGGGTATAGCAAGTTTGGAGAATATGAAGGCAATGGATCAACTGATGGGACTTTTGTTTATACAGGTTTCGCTCCAGCTTTTCTAATAACTAGAAAAATACCAGAAACAAACTGGCATATGCTGGATATTGCAAGAGATCCAAGTAATCCTAATACACTTGGCCTTGATCCTAACTTATCTAGTGCAGAAGCAGATGACTCCAACTTGGCAATAGATTTTTTAAGTAATGGATTTAAATTAAGAACTTCACATTCTACAAGCAATGGAAATGGTACTGGATATATTTATTTTGCTTTTGCAGAATCTCCTTTCAAAAATGCAAGGGCAAGGTAATATATAGTTATGGCTTTTAAATTAGACGGAAAACCTTTAGCAGTTGATGTGGCATTCACCCACAAGGATATACAGTACCCTGCTAACTGGTTAAGATTAACAACCAAAGCAGAAAAAGAGGCTATTGGTATTACTGAGGTTGCAGACGATCCAGTATATGACTCACGTTTTTATTGGGGTGATGGAACTGCCAAAGCACTTGATGATGTAAATGCTACATATGCTGATGATGCTTCAGATGGTAGTTATAAAAAAGGAGATTTGATAAAAGATAAAGATGGTAATCAGGTTGTAACTAAAGGTGTTAAATATGTATTAAAAGCACAAGAAAAAGCAACTGCTGGTAGTTTGCTGTCTAGATATGATTGGTATATTGTAAGAAAAGCAGAAAAAGATACTGCAATTCCTTCTTCTATAACAACTTATCGTGATGCTGTTAGAACAGCTTGCGATACCAGAGAAAAAGAAATTGATGCCTGTAAAGATACAGCAGCTTTAGTTACTTTATATGGAAGCACAGAGCAAAGTGATAAAACTTTTAAGCCAAATATGACACAATATCCAGACGATCCTAACGTGTAGATTCTGTCATTTGTCTAGTCATATAAGACGTTATTAGATATAAAGGGGCTATGGTGGGTAAAATTATAAGCATTGATATAATTAAAGTGTGAGAAATCGCTTTCAGTATTGCCTCTTTAATCATGTTTCAAAAAATAGCTAACATTTTAAGTATAGCCTCATTTGTTCTCATAACCAGCACTTTAGGGGCTTCATATTTTGGTTACAAGTATGTTACCTCAAATCAATTCCAAGACAAATTAATGAATCGAGTATTAGAACAAGTACAAGGACTTATGCCTAAAGTTTTAGATAATGCTTTACCAGAGATGACAGGGCCAACAGTTCCAAAATATATCCAGCTTAAAAAATAATGATTGATTTACAAATATGAACTGCTGGCATTGTAAAACTCAACTGATCTGGAAAAACGACATTGATATAGATGAGTCCATGCCAATTTATTCTGAGTTTTCAATAATGACTAACTTGTCCTGTCCTAAATGCTTTTCAGAAATAGAGGTATTAAAGAAAAGAGATGCCTTTGATTGATGATTTTTGGATTTATAAAAAAACTAATTAAATACTATATAGATAAGTTAATTCATTGGATGCGTATGCAAAGATTCAATTTTGAACTAGATAATAACATAAAAAAATATCATGAAGAATTAAACAAAAAAATAAATAAACCTAAAATTAAAGAAGTTGGAAAGTTTGGAGAAGATGGCTGGTCTATTTCTATTGGAGATGTAAAAGATGGAAATTCCAGAGATTAATATAAGACAAATAAACATTCCAGAAGTTTATATTCCTGAGATATACAAGCCAGATCCTGTATTACCTGTAATAACAAATTTAGAAATAGATGTTGTAGGCTGTACTTATCAGCATAGAGATATAAAAAATACTGGAAATACACAGCTATTGCTAGATGACCCAAACGGAGTGTTTCTTACCTGTGGAGAATCTTTATTTCCTAGCTTTTACCCTATTGATTACAGACCAGATCAGTTGGTGATTACTGAAGATTTACCGATCACAAATGATGCCCCACCTATGCCAGAGTCAGATATTCCAGAAACTAAAACACCAGAAAACAAAAAAGAAGAAATAAAAATTGAACCATGCCCACCAAAAGATGCACCATTTATGGCAGGGGATTACAGAAATGATAAAAAAATTCAGAGATTGGTAAAATGGGAGAGAAATTTAGATGGTGTTTCCTGTGATCCAATCTGGGAAGATGTACCATTCCGAGAAAGTTTTATTGGTACTCCTGAAGTTCTCGTTTCTACTGCTGTTATCGGTTTGGTTGCTGGTGGGTCTGCGGCTCTTGTCCCTATAATTCAAGGAATTGCGAAGAGTGCCATGAAACAATTAGGCAAGCGTTTTTCTAAAAAAGATAAATCTACTTAGTTTTTATTTTGTGAGTATGAGGCAATACTTGGTTTGGTAAGGGTATAAGCTTTACATCTTCACAAGTTACAGCGTGTTTGCCTACTAGCACAGCACCACTCTTAGCCATTTTTGAGCAAATCTCTAACCTATAAAGAGCCATTTCTAATTTTGTTTTTTTAATTAATAACTCTTGAGCTTCGATATTTACTTTTGCAGCTTTCTTACAAAGTTCTCCACCATTACCCAAAGGAATATTAAATTGAGCAGATATTCCATAATTTAAGTTGTAATTATCCTTTTCGAACCTTGGAGTTTCTTGAACGTATTTAATTTGGCCTGTATCTTCATCGTAAATATTTTGTCTAGTAACTGTTTCTATTGGCCTGTTAAAGCTCCATGCGTCTGTTAAATATGGAGTTATGGTCAAACTGGGCGAGGTGCAAACAATTCCTTGACTGTAGCGATTCTGAGGGTGACTAGAAGGGGTTATCATGGTTGCATTGTTATTAACTACCCCTTGTGCTGTGGAATTTGGCGAGGCGACTGTGGTCGAGGCTATGACTGGCTTTACAGGTATTAACAGTAAAATTACTGACCAAAGACAGAGGTTGTTTCTGTGGTTGTAGTTGTTGTTATTGTTCGATTTATTGTCGTTACATTTGAAAGGCCAGCACCTTGCAGTGACTCCACCAGAGAAAAGCTCTGCCCAGCATTTTTTATTCGCCATCTTGGGGTTGCCTCAAGCGAAGGGCTAGTCCAACTAAACTGGACACCACTAAGAGTCTGAGTTTCACCAGCAACTGTAGAAGGATTAATATAGCCATCAACATCTGCTGATTCAATATTGTGGCCTGATGCTGAGTAGGTAAAGCCAGAATTGTATTGGTGCGAAGTGATTGTCTCATTAATTACTGATTGCGAAGTCGAACTCTGCGTGGAACTGCCGCTACGAAACTGAGGAACAATTGGTGTAGCAAGGATTCTCAGAGGCAGTAGTAATATTAATAATAACCAAAATCTAGTCAATGGTAATAGATACAGTAGTAGAACCAATACAGCTAGTGCCAGAACCTCCAGCAGCACAGGTATGGATTCCAGAACTAAGACTCGTAAGAGCGAGAGATCCAGCAGTCCCCCCAGAAATTACTGTGGTCTGTCCACCTAATACTGGTAATGTTGCTATGCCGCTTGATGGAGTAATTGCAGCTTGTGTTCCGTCACCAGCCTGATAACTTTCGCTGAGAGAAAAAGCCGATCCAGCAGTTGTTACTGTTTTGTTTGTATGTACTGCGTTAGGCGCTCCGTTATTGCCAAAACTTGCAAGATTTAATCCACCGATTCCATTAGTAACAATACTATCTCCTGATCCTGTCGAAGTAGTGATATTATTTCCGCTTATGCTGTAGCTCGATGGAGCCGCATTTGTAATTACATAAGGCGAGTCTATGGAAATTTGTGCTGAAGTTACATACTTGGCCGTTATCTCAGCAAAAACACTAGATGGAAAAAGAAAGATAATAAATGGAAGAAGTTTTTTCATTGTTTTGGAGGAGTGCGATCAGCCTTAGTAACATTAGGCTTTTGTGTGATTAGTTCAATAGGTTGTTTTATGATAATTGTTTGATAGCCTTCAGAGTTGTTAAGATTAACACCATTTTCTGCTTCTTCTTTCTTTTTCTTTTTTGCTCCCTGTGCAGCATTAACACTAATACCTAGACCACCCAGAATGTTCCCAAGTAACCCTGCCGCAAAAGTACTATCAACTCTTGGCTGATCTGGTATCTCCATGCCAAAAAGCTTGTTCGGTAGTTTTATATATCCAAGAGACAAGACTAATAAACACCAAGTTAGTATGAAAGCTTGAGCAACAGTAGAAACTAAAAAGGTGATTTTCTCCTGATAATCAGGCTTATCATCTTCTAATTCTTTTGTTTTTTTTGGTAAATCTTTTGTTTTGTCTGACATAACTAGGATTTATTAGTCATACTATACATAAATATAGCTTAAAACAATGCCTGAGGTTTATGCAGCGTTGATAGGGGCGGCAGCTACCGCTTTTGTTATGGTTTTATCTAATATGAGCAACAGAAGAGAAAAAACTATAATAGATATTTATAACAGATTAAATAAGCTATCACAGGCGGTTAGTAGGTTAGAAGGCAAGATTCAATAATTTCTGCTATGTTTGAAAAAACAAATAAATCATGGTTAAAATTTTAAAACCTATATTATTACGCTTTCTCACAACGACAACTTGCAAAAGACTAATTGTGGACTTGCTTCGGTCAATTTCAGAACAAACCTCAAATAATCTTGATAATCGAGCGGTTGATATTTTGGAAAAACAACTCTTTCCAACAAAATGAAAGATCTTATCAAGGCTTTAACTTCTACTTACAGTCTTGAAGGTGAGTTTGAAGTGCAAAAATCAATTCAGTTTATAAATAACTTAGAGGATATAAATTTACTTAAACCCTATGCAGTAAAGCTATTACAAACAAATGCAAAACAAGCTCATTTCATAAGCACTTCACTTGATCTAATTGCCTCACAACAAGCTTATGTGTTTAAGTTAGAAAAACGATTACACAAAAAAAAAGCGACCCTCTGGGATCGCATTAGATTTGTTATATTTGGTAAAAAGTAGAGGGCTTACAGACTTTATCGCTTGTATGAAGTAGGAAACCTCCAAGTGGGCTGACTCGCTTCATATCCTCGAAGGGAACTCATAACATCTTCGTCAAAAGTTTGGAGTCGATCCCAAAAACCATAGCAGAGTCATTAATGGTACTTTGTTCAAAGGAGCAGCTTGTGACCTCACCTAAAAGGCCGTCATGCCTCTAAGTTAAGGAACTAGATCTTTTTCCGTAATATCAAACCAACTAGCAGACTCAATGACATTTCCAGTTTCATGATCTGTTCTTGTTGTTTCACAAAATTCATAAGTTCTTTCAGATTCTAGATGATAAAAAATCTGACCAATATATGGATTTTTTGGAAAAGTTACTAAATACATAATCAAAAAGGTAAATCCTCTGGAAGTTCACGTTGGTTTGCTTTAACATTCACAGTCCTCTCAGAGGCTGGTTTTGGGTTCATTGGTGCAATCTTGCCTGAATTACCCCAAAGGCCGCCCCAGATCGAAAAGCCAGCAACTTCATCATAATCTGATTTGCTTTTATAAACCCTTATCTTAGTATCTTCGACATGAGCATTATCAACCATAGTTTGTAACCAGTTTGCCATCTTCATGGCTTCATCAACTGTTAAGTCGATAATTACGTTTCTTTCTGGTGCGTTTTCTCTATCGCTGTTATTGTCAACGATTCTTAATTTTGCGTTAAATGCGGTGTTTGCCATAGTAATTAAAAAGGTTCAATAGGTGTAATGCCATTTGCTTCTTCCCAAGCAAGGACTTTATGTAGTTCATAACGTACTCTGGGATCTCCAAAAATGGCTTCAAGTTTAGAAAGTTCGTAGAACTCAGGGCCATACCCTTTGTATCTCCACTTTCTGATTGTTTGAGGAGTTTTGCCATATCTTGAGGCTAGTTGCTCTGTTGTGAAAAACTGGCTCTCAGCTACTGTCATGTTGTAATTACCTCCTTTCTAGTTTTGATTAGATCGCAAAGGTCGTTGTAATCGTTTTGCGGTATTTGCCCATTAGTGTAACGGACTTCCAAAGACTCAGCACATTTATCAAGTCTTTGTCTGGTGTCAGCTTTTAAGATTGCATCTTTAGCAACAACTGTGAGGTTTTGAGTAGAAACTGGAGTCCTGT